CTTTCTTGGCCTTCTGCCAGGCCTCGACCAGTTGGCCGGCCACGATGCCCGCCAAGCCCGTGGCGGCGGCGGCGAGCGCCCCGAAGCCCGTGCCCAGCGTGGCCACCGAGCCCACCAGGCGCGCGATCGCGCCCCCCGTGGTCCCCAAAGCGGGCGCCAGTTCAAAGGCCAGCGGCGAAGCTAGATTCCTGATGCCCGCACTCGCCCGCTGGCTTTCTTTCCCCATGCGGTCGAGGTCGCGAATGAAGTCGTTCAGAACCCCGCTGGACTCGTACTTGACCTTGACGACCGTCTCGACCGTGTTCTTTTCGCCGGCCATCTAATCCGCCCAGCCGATCAAGGCGTCATCGCCCGTGAGCTCCGTGGCCCCGGTCGGCGCTTTGCCGTCCAGCAGAATCCGGTAGTCGACCATCGTTTCGCTGATCGGCGAGAGCCAGATCACCGAGGGCCGCACATGGCAGCGCCGCGCGAGCAGCGCGATCTTGTCGCGGATATTCGGCGCGACCTGGCGCACGTACGGCATGTGCTGCTCGCGGAACAGCCGGACGGGTCGGCTCGGCGCCGGGAGCACTTCCTCGGCCAGCGCGCCGAGACTCTGCTGATACGCGCGCGTGGCGGCGCCGATGCCCCCCTCTTGCGCGGCCTGCCGTGCCAGATCCTCGTCGGTGAACCACCCGACCGCGTGCCCATAGCCGCAGACGCCCTCGAGCGCCCCGTCGCCTAAGCGGTGCACCGATTCGAGCGTCAGGATCGGATCGACGGCGGCGCGGGCCAGGAGGCTCAACATCCACGTTTGAATCTGCACGAACTCCGCCATGCGTTCGGCGGCCGTCTGCGCTTCCGAACACTTGGTGCCCGGCGGCACATTCGGATAGCCGTAGAAGAACACCGCCGTGGGCAGATCGCGGCAGATCACCATATAGCGCTCGCCGTTGAGGGTGACGGCGACCGGGAAGTCATCGAGCATCTCAGGCGCTCGCGGGCTCCGGCACGGGTTCGGGTTCGGGTTCCGGCACCGGATCGGGATCTTTCGGCTCTTTGGACCGGGCTTCGGCGCCACCGTTGTCCATCGCTTTCACCTCGGCTTTCCAGAACTCTTGCATCTCTTGAAAGATCACGTGCGCGTCGTCGCCCAGGCGTTTCACGTCCTCCACGGTCATCGGCGGATCGATGACCGCCCGCGCGATGGCCATGTGCAGCGCCTCGAGCATCTCGACGCGGCGGCTCACCCGCGCGGCGGGCGGCAGCGCGGCCAGCCACGCGAGCTCGCGCGCAACGGCCTCGTCATTTAGCGTCTGAAGCTGCGCCTCCGTCTCATTCCCGGTGCGCGGGGGCCGCGCCAGCTCCGGCGGATCCGGCGGCAGCAGCGTGAGATATTCCAGCCGTCCCAGGCGCCGCACGGTGATGTCGCCATACTGGGTGGTGACGACCTTTTCGGTCGCGGCCCGGAGCGTCTTGAGGTCGAGCCGTTTCATGCGTCGCTCCTCACCTATACGTTGTCGAGCAAATAACTGTAGTCATCGTTCCCGGCGCTGAGCGTGGCCAGCAGCGTCGTCGGCAACGTCAAGATCCCGTCGCGCGCGTCCAGGCCTTGCGACACCACTTGCAACTGGGCGCCGCCCGTCGCGCCGAAGCGCACTTTGATCTGGTTCCACGGCACGGTCGGGCCGCCGACCTGGAAGGTGCAGTCTTTCAGCGGGGCGCCGTCGCGCAGCGCGACCCACCAGCTCGAGGTCGTCTGGCGGTCCACCTCGGGATCGAAATTGATGCGCGGGTTGCGGTCCATGACCGCCGAGCCCGCCACGCCGTTGACGGCGTTTTCGCTCGGCACGTAGACGACCGCCTGGTTCACGTTGAACGTGAGATCGCGAAAGCGCGGCGCATAGTTCGTGGCACCGATCTGGAAGTTGGCGGACACGAGCCGCGGGTAGCCCGGCGTCGTGATGAGCGTCCCGGGCACATACGTGATATCGGCCATCTCCTCGACCTGGCCGAGGAGCGTGAACGACCAGAGCATGCCGCTGCCGGCGGTGACCCGAAAGCTGTGCGTGCCGACGCACCCCGTCAACTGGATGCTATGCGCGAGGCCGCCCGGCACGTCCTGCACGAGGTAGACCGTGAAACTCTCTTCGGTGTCAGTCGGCTGATACACGAGCGAGCTCGGCGAGGCCGGCGGCGGATTCGTAAAGACGCGCCCGTTGCGCGTGGCCCGCAACGGTCGATCGATGTTCGGCACCACTTCGGGGCTGTCGTCATACGCCGCCCCCGCCCCGCGAAACCACATGTCGAACGACACGCCCCCGGTCTGGGCGCCGAGAATCGACGGCACGCGGCCCATCAAGCCGGCCGTCATCGTGTTTTCGATCTCGTTGGACGGCGGCGAATAGCGGATCGAGGTGGCGATCACCTGGATGATGTCCGCGGCGGTGTAGGTGCCGCCGAGCACGTCCACGCCGGGCGTGGTTTCCTTCTTCATGACCACCTGCGCGCGAATTTGCCTCGGGATTTCCATGGTGCCCCCTAGCCCAGCGTCATCACTTCGTCGAAGTCGACCGCGAAGCCCTGGCGGAAGGCGCGCACATGCTCGCCGAGCACGCCCGGATCAAACTCCGCTTGCCCGACCGGCCAGAGACTGCGCGCTTGCGGCACCCCCGGGATCGCTTCGGCCCGGGCGCACAGGGTGTCGAGCACGTCCTTGCGCAAGCGCAGACACCACGTATCGGCGGCAATCTCGGTGCCGTGCACAAAGCCGACGACATCGAACGCGAAGGTGTTCCGGTAGCCGATGGCCCCGCCGACCGAGACCATCCCTTCCACGTCTTCCCCGAGCTGGTAGCCCGAGCCGTCGACCGCCATCGTCACGACGAGCATGGGACATTGCCCGATGCCGGCCGTGCTCATCGGCAGATCCCGCTGGACGCGCGGCGGATTCGGATACGTCCCGCCCCATGGGCGCACGCCCGTCATGCCCTGCAGCAGGTCGATCACCACGCGGAGGGCCTGTTCTTCCAGCGGTTCATTCATGCCGCCCGACCGACTTGACCCCCGACACCGGGTGTCGCAATGAACCGCGCGATCTTGGCGGAGACCTCATCGAAGGCCGTGACAATGTCCGGTTGGCTCTCTTGGGCGGCCACTTGCATCCACGGCCGGGCCGAGACGCCGGGATGCTGAATCGACTTCGCGCGCACGAGGTGCCCGCCCTTGAAGAACGTGAACCCTTTCTTCTCGGTGGTCAGCGTCTGCGCCGGGAAGCCTTGATGCAGGATCCGCAGATAGAAGCTGGGCGTGCCCACGGTCCCGATCACGCCATCGCGCGTCGTGCGGATGCGAGTCCGGAGCGAGCGCAGGCCCTCGCCGGTGCGCACGCGCAGGAAGCGCCCGCTGAGATTCTGCTGGGCCCGCCGCGTGACGGCGGCCGTCGCCTTCTTCATCGCCTGCTGCATCCACGCCACGACCTGCGGCGTCCGCGGCACCGATACGGCCATCTTGACGTCGACGTCGATCGTGACAAAGGCCATCAGGCCACCATCCGCCCGCTGCGGTAGGGCTCGAGCAGCAGCGTCGCGCGCCGAGGCAAGGCCGCATCGAAGAGCGTCATCCCGCCACTGGGCAGGTTGACCGTCGTCACGTCCTGCAGCCCTTTGGATTGATCGGTCCAGAGTTTCTTGACGACCTCAAGCGCGCCCTCCTCGAGATCGCTGGGGATCGTCGGATAGCCGGCGGTCGGTTCGAGCACCCACCCGCCCGTGTAGGTCACGAGCAAGTTCGTGGCGGCATACCAGGACGGCGTCCAGCCCCCCGCGCGATACAGAATGTCCGGCGTGAAGGTCGGATCCTCACACGAGGCCATCAGCACGACGTCCTTCGACGAGGGCTCGCCGTCCGCTTCGCTGCGCCAGACCGTCAGGACGACGCCGTTCATCGTGACGTCGATCGGCTGGGTGGCCGCGATCGGCGTATGGAGTAAAAACAGATCCGTGGCGCACGGCCCGCGCAGCCGGAGATTCGTGTAGGTCGCCTTCGCCAGCGGGCGCCGACACCAGCGCTCGATCAGCGACGAGGCGCGGTTGATGACCTCCTCGATCCGGGCATCATCGCCAGGCGTCATGCCGCCCGGCTGAATGAAGTGGCGCGCCGCCGAGAGCGTGACCAACGCATTGGGGTTGAGCGGCACCGCTCACCTCACGGCCCTGAGACCGGACCGATGTCGACACTGAATTGCGGCAAGACCTCGAACACTTCAGCGCGCGCCTCGTTCAACGCCGTGTGCAGGCGTTCGGTCGTGCGATACAGCCCTTGCGCGCGCGCCTTGAGCATCAAGGCCTCAATCTCGCCCACGATGGGCGACGGCTTCACGGCGCCCGTTTCTGCGCCTTCGGCAGCGTGGCGCGCTCGGCCTCCTCGGGAACGACGGCCGCCGACGGGGCGTCGGCGACCGCCTGCGCGATGCCATGCGTGAGGAAGTGCTCGGCCCGCGCTGCACTCGCCACCTCGTAGACTTCGCCGCCCTCGTAATTGCGGTCGTTGTCCGCCACGCTGATGAGAAAGCGCAACTTCATGTCGTGAACGCGAAGAACTTGACGGGATTGGTCCCGGCGTTGAGGAGGTCGCCGTCATGGCGCGAGAACGCCAGGAACGCGACCTGGTGAAATTCCGCATAGCGCTCGTCGAGCCGCAGCAGCGTGATGTCGCGCACGTCGCGGATCAGGTACTTTTGCAGCGCCCCGAAGATCATGGTCCGGCTGCCGTTGGTTTGCGTGCTGACGAGGTCGTTATTGATGATCACGGGGTAGCCGAGAATCGTATCGGGGAAGGCGCCCGCGATGCCGTTCAGCGCTGGGAGCCAGATCGGCCGGCCGGCGGTGTCCACCAGCTTTTTGATCCGGCTCAACATCACGTCGCTCATCATCCACGAGGCACCCTGGCGGCGATACGCGATATCGACCGAGGCTTCCATGTCGACCAAGTGCGCATAGAGAATGCCGCCCGCCACCGAGCCGGTCGGCGCCAAGCCGGAGGTCGCGCGCGTCACGATGCCCCACGGCAGCGTGGTGCCCGCGCCGACCGTGAAGTGCGTGTTCGTGATGCGTCCGATCCGCTCGCCGAGCAAATCACCCAGCACTTCGCCGACGTTGATCGACGAGTCCTGCATCATTTCGACGGAGACCAGGACCTGCTTGGAGCTGTACTTGAACGCCTTCAGGACGAGCTGCGCGAAGGTGACGTCCTGGTTCGCGACGGCGGTGTTCTGATCGAGGATCACGCCGACCTGAGTCGTGTCGTTCACGGTCGGGATCGGCAGATCCGCGCCCGTGTCCGTGCGCAGGATCGTGGAGGCCTGGCGCATCCCGCCGAAGAACAGGAGCGCCTTTTCGAGGGAGCGCATCATTTCGTCGGGGACCGTAAAGAGGCCGGCGGCGCCGGTCAGGGTGCTTTGCGCGCGCAGGTCCCAGTCGCGAACATCCTGCATATTGCGCGGGGGTTTTTGCGCCAGGCGCATGTGCAGGGTGCGATTGCGGAAGTCCAGCCCGACCCGCTTGGCCGCTTCGATGTGCCGCTCGGTGGGCTCCTGATCGGAGCCGGCAATGAACCACCCGCGCAGGGCGTCGGTCAGGTCTTCCTGGCCCTGCCGCAGGCTGGTGATGGCGCGCGTGGACGAGCGCTCGTCGCCATTGGAGGCGCCCGGGCGCATGGGCTCCACCTTGCGCTCCTGGGCGACCTCAAAGCTCCGGGCCAGCTCCTCCTGCTTCTCGAGCATGACGACATGGCGGCCGAGCGAATCGATCTCGTCATGCCGGCGCTGCCACTCTTGCTCTTCCTCGGCCTTGAGGACGTCGCGCTTGTCGTCGTGCGCCTTCTTGAGGATCTGGTTGGCTTCCTCGGCGAGGGCGACGCGCTTTTCCCGGAGTTCCTTGGTGGTCATCGGCGGCGTTCCTTCTGCTCGCCGATGTCAGTGCGCGGGGCCGTAAAACGCCGAAGGCGCCGCGCCATCGGCGAACCTATGGTTTAGGTTCGACCGACTGCGCGGCGCCCGCTCAACAGGGACGCATCGCGTCAGGCGTCGCCGTGCCAGACCGTCAAACGGTCTGGACGGCGGATCCTACTTCGGGCGGAAGCCTAGCGACTCACCCCGAAACTGTCAATGACAATTTGTCATCGCATTTTCCGTGGGCGCGAGCAGGAGAAATGCTTCGACCCATGCCAGGACACAGGCGCGGGATATTTGCTCGAGTTTTCCCTCTAGCGATCGGCGCATCTCAGGCTACAGGGCCTTCCTCGGGTTGCGTGGACCCCTTCGCCGACCGCATACGGGCGATCACGTCGAGCTGTGCCGGGCTCAACGGACGCTGCTTGCCAACCCGCCACCGGAACTCCTTGAGGGGCACCTTGTAGAACCAGCCGACTGCCTCCCCGCCCTGGGTACTGACCTTGACGGGCCGGTAGCCCGCTCGCTCAAGCTTGGTCACTGTGGGCGGGTAGGCGGTGAAAATGCTGACGATCGCTTCGTCGGGGGCGAATCGGAAGGTCGTTTCCATCTCGGCTCGCGTTGTCATGGCGCAAGTCTCCTCGTGGGGGTGTCCTGTCGAGAGTCGTGGACAAGACAGTACTACAACCCCATCTTCGCCGCCGACCATTTCAGCCGCTCCGCCACGGTGACCGGGCGCCCCTTGTAGACCTCGCGCATTTTGGTGTCGAGGGATCGCAGCGCCACCTCGGTCTGCGGGTAGGCCGGCCAGGTCACGATGCTGACCTCCCGGACGAGCATGTCGGTGACCACGCGCGTCGGCGGATCCGTCTTGAAGTCCCAGTCATCGCCCTCGGGCATCGTGCGGAACGCAAACGACATTCCCTGGACGTCACGCCGCCGGATCGACTCGACGATGTCTTGGCCGCTCGAGGTGGCCGGGGGATCGATCTCCACGCGCAGCCCGTTGGCGTCTTTCTCCACGCGCAGCGTGCCGGCGCTCAGCCGCCCGAGGATCCGCGCCGAGTCGTGGTCGACCAGCGCCCGCAGATCGATGCCGTCTTTCAGCGTGCGGTCCACGGCGCTGGGCGCGATCGACTCGCGGAAGCCGCCGAGGTTCTCCGACAGGCGATCGAACACGATCGCGTAGCCGCGGATGATGCGCGCAAGCCCGCGCGTTTCAATGCCGATCTCGCCGCCGGTTCGGATCTCCAAGTCGCTCATCGCCGCACCTCACACCAAGTCAAGATTGAGCTCGCCCAAGTCCAACTCAAGGCCAAAGGTGTCGTCCTCGACGGGTCGGATAACCCGTCCCTCGCCGCGCAGCGTCGCCACGCCGAACCGCACCGCGCCCCGGCCCGTGATCGTCTTCGGACGCGGCTTGGGCTTGGGCGGGATCGGGAAGAGCTGGACCCGTGCCGCCTTGACACCGCCCGCGCCGGGTAGGATCTCGGGCTGGGTCGCATCCGCGCCCACCGCATTGGCGGTACTGGTCCCGGCCGCCTGCGCGACCGATCCGGCGGTGACACCGCTGACGGCGGTGACCGACGCGAGGCCGCTCGAGGCGCCATTGCTCGCGAGTCTCGCGGCGCCAACCGCCTGGACCGTGGCGAGGCCAGCCGAGGAGCCGACGCCTTCTCGGATCGGGCTCGCGCCGTTCTCGCCGACGGCCGAGACGCTGGCCAGACCCGCGGCATTTCCGACGCCTGCAGCCACGACGGCACTGACGCCCGTGACGATCGCCACGCCCGCCGACGAGGCAAGGCTGGCCGTAGCCCCCGCCCCGGTGGCGCCAACGGTCGCCGTCCCCGTCGAACTGCCAACGGCCCCGATGAGCCGGCCGCTGGACGCCTGCGCCGTCGCCGAACCGGTCGCCGAGGCGGTGGCCAGCGCCACGGCGGTGCCCGTACCCGTCGCCGTCCCGACCCCTGCGGCGGTGCCCGTGGCCAGCCACCGCGCCGCCCCCGTCGCCGTCACGGTGGCGGCCCCGCTCGCTAACCCATTGGCTTCCTTGATCGGGCTGGCGCCGTTCTCGCCCTGGCCGGATACGGTCGCGACCCCGGCCGCATTGGCGACGACGGCGGCGATAGCGCCACTGACGGCGGTTACGGAGGCCGAACCCGCTGAGAACGCCCCAGAGGCGCTCAGAGCGACGCTGGCGCTCGAGACGGTCGATACCCCTCCCGCGCTGCCGATCGCCTGCCACAGCGCCAGCCCGGCCCCGGTAGAGACTCCTAGACCAGAACTCGCGCCCACCGAGGCAGCCGTGGCGGCGGCCACGGCCGCGACGGTCGCCAGACCCGTCGTCCCGGCGACCCCGGCGCCGACCGTGCCGCCGACCGCCTGCACGGTCGCCAGGCCCGCCGACGACCCGAGGGCGGTCGCGCGCGCGACCCCGACGCCGGTCGCCACGCCCGCCCCCGCGGCGGCGCCTGCGGCCTGCGCCAGCGCGGCGGCCGTGGCCGTGACGGTCCCGACCCCAGCACTCCCGCCGACCGACGCGGCGGTGGCCGAGGAAACGGCCGTGACGGTGGCGAGCCCCGCCGCGGCGCCGACCGCCGCCCCGCGCGCGGCGCCGATGCCCGTGGCGACGCCGGCTCCGGTCGAGCTGCCGAGCGCCGCCACGACCGTACCGCTCGTCGCCTGCACGCTCGCCAGGCCGGTCGAGGCGCCGGTGGCGGTCGCGCGCGCCGCGCCCACGCCCGTCGCCACGCCCGCCCCCGTCGCCGCGCCCGTGCCCAGCCAGAGCGCCGCGGCCGTGGCGGTGACGGTCGCCAGCCCGGTCGCCGAGGCCGTGCCCTCCGTGACGCCCCCGGCGGCCGCCGCGACGAGCTCGGGATCAAACCACGCGACCGCGGACAGTTCGGGGTCGAACCAGGACTCGCTGCGCAGCTCAGGGTCGAAGAAGCCCATCTAGTTTGTCGTCTCGCGCACGTGGCACCAGGAGCCCAGGATGATCGTGAGCCCGGCGGCGACCGAGACCTCGGACGTCGCGCGGATCGACATCGTGCCGTCGGCCGAGGGTTGAAAGAAGCCGTTCATCCACGTCGGACACCGTGTGGTCGAACTATCCGCCTGGACGATCACCGCCGTGTTGATGGCGCTCGCGATCCCCGCCGAGAGCGTGGGCCCGGTGACGGCTTTGACGATCGTCGAGAGGGACCCGATCTCGATCGTCGTCATCGCCACGCCGCCCACGGCAAACTGCGCCCCGGTCGTCGCCGCGTTGCCGAAATGCAGGAGAAAACAATCGAACGTGTACTTCCGGCCGCTGATCACGGGGAACTGTAACCCTGTGACATCGGCGAACGTCGCCGCCGTCGCGTGCACCGAGTTGGCGGTGACATATTTCAGCATGTCGAGTTTCGCCGCGGGGGCGAAGAGGTACCAGCCCGTCGCCTCGGTGTACTCGAGGGCCTCACCGGCATTGAGCGTCACTTCGTGCAGCTCGTAGTCGGTGCCGCTGCGATCGAGCATCACCGTGACATCGGTCGCCAGCGAAGCGTGCTTGTTCCGGATGTGCAGCGCCTTGACCTCGCGGATCGTGCTGGCGGCCGGCGCCGCCACGATGTCCGTCGTCGTCGCGCTCGAGATCGCCGTCACCTGCGGCGTGCCCGGCGTTACGGCCCCGGCCAGCCAGTCGACGAACGACGCATAGACGTCGACCGTGGCCGCGGACGTAGTCACGAGCTGAAACTTATCGGCCGTCCCTGAGAGATAGAGTCCGCTGGCCATGCGCTGCTCCCCTCAATCGTCGTAGCGCAGTTTCGCCTTGGGATAGCGCGCGAACGAGGGCCGGCCCGCCGCGACCGCCGCCGCCGCGGCCGCCGCGACGCGCACGGCGGCCATGGTATCGACGGCCACCGGATTGCCATACGAGACCGTGACGGCGCCGGTGCCGAGGTGGTAGCCCGCCGCCGCGTTGACGGTCGTCGAGTTGTTGTTATAGGTCTGCGTTTGATTCCACACGGGCGCATCGCCATCGGTCGCATTCGCGCCCATCCCCACGGCGGCATCGGCGGCGGTGAGATTCGCGGGCGTGAGGCTCAGCGGATTGGTGGCGCCCCAGGTGCCGACGGCATCGGCGGCCGGGCACGGGGTCGTCTGATGCGCGCCCTGCATGAGCAGGGCATGCGACTGGTAGGCGGCCGAGCCCGAGAGCGTGACGGTGATGGTGCCGGTGCCGCTGGGCGCCGCGATCGCCCAGATCGAGACGTAGGTGCTATTCGAGCCGTCGCTCTGGGCGATGATCGAGGCCGGCGTCCCGCTGAGGCCCGCACTCACCGCCACGTTGCTCACCGTCACGCCGCCGATTTTATTCACGGCCGTCAGGACGAGGATGACCGGGTCGGTCCCGGAGACCGCGAAACTGGAATACGTGATCGAGGCCGCCGTCGCGGGGGTTTGATCCGTGTCCGCGACATAGGCGACCGCCATCTAGTCCTCGGTGACGATCGCGGCCGTATTTTTTAATCGGGGAATGACGCCCACCGCCATCGTGATGTTCGGCGTCACGGTCCCCGAATACATCAGGTTGTTCGACACGCCGGTGCCGAGTCCGAAGTGCGTGATGGCCGCGCCCGGTGAGGCCGTACATTCCGGGAAGTCGAGATTGGCGACGAGGGTCACCGCGCCGCTCGCGACGGTAAAGCCGCCCGAGGTCCGCGCCACGGTCATCCGCGTATAGCCGGTGTACGCGGTCTCGCTGGTCGTCATCGTGCCGCCCTCGCCGGGATCCGCCGTGTGCAACGAGACGGTGAGCGTCGTGGCCGGGCCGGTACTGTCGTCTTGCGCGAGATCGGCGATCGCCGTGGCATTAAAGAGTAGGCCGAGGATCGAGGTCTCCAGCGCATTGCTTTTACTCATGACGTCGTTCTCTCCCTATCGCGAGCTGACACTCAAGGTCAGCGCGGTAACTTGCACGAGATCGCCCCGGACGATGTCCCGCGAGCTCAGGTTGAGATCCGAGCCCGAAACGCCCACCGAGCCGTCGCAGACCACCGTGCCGTTGCGGCGCAAGGCGCGAAACCATTTGGCCACGCCGGTGGCGGCGGCGCTGACGTCGTCCGTGAGCGGGTTCGCCAGGGCCGTGCCCTGGACGGCCGGGCTGAACGCGGGATCGCTGAACCGCAGCTCGGCGAGCAAGGGCTGCGTATCGATCGCCGCGTCGGCCGTCAAGGGCTGCAGCCCACCGTAGAGGCGCAGCGCGCCGCCGTTGAGCAGGGCGGCGGCGGCATCCGCTTCGGCATTGACGGCGGCGGTGCTCCGATGCGGATTGAGCACGTCACGCCTTCCGCGTATGCGTTTCGCGAATCTTGTTCGGGCGTCCGGCCGGATCGCGGTCGATCACTTCCTTGTCGACGATCAGCGTCGCCACCTCGTCGGTCGTGGTCTCGCGCAATTTCTGCGGGCGCCCGCTGGCATCGCGGCTCAGCACTTCTTTCTCGATGACGAGCGCGACGCCGGGCAGCGTCGGCTCCTCCTCCTCGCGCTCGGGCACGGGCGGCGCGGCGCGCGGCGGCTCGACCCCGCCCAGCGCGGCCGCGATCAGCACCTGCGTCAAGTCGCGGTGCCGCTCGACCCAGCGCACCGGCAACTCGGCGAGCGTCTCGTCGCCGATCGCCAGCAGACACTCGGCCGTCGCCTCGGCCGCCCACCGCGTGAGCCGGTCGCGCACCGCTGGCCCCACCTCAAAGCGCGCCAGATCGCGCACGCCGTCGTCGACCACGCGCGCGTAGTGCACGGCGAGCCGATCGGCGGCGCGGTCGGCATCCTTCGCGAGACGCTTGACGAAGGCGAGCTCCCGGCGCGCGAGGGTGCCGGCGATCATCGCGATCGTGTTTTCCTGCCACGCGCGCAGTTGCTGCGCGGTGGCCAGATGCGTCTTGACGTCGACGGCCGCGGCGGTGACGGCCGCCTCAATGGCGTCGTGCCGCTCCCGCAGCGCGGCGGCGGTCGCCTGCGCGGCTTCGGCGAGGCGCGCTTCCGCTTGCGCCACTTCGCGCGCGAGCTGCGCCGCCAGGTCCGGATCCGGTTTCGGCAAGGCCTCGAGCTGCGCCCCGAGCTCGGCCTGGACGCGGTCGACCCCGTCGTGCGTGGCGCGCACGGCGTCCGCGAGGCCGTCCAGGCGCGCCGCGGTCTGCGCGACCGCCTCGAGCACCGGCGCCGCGTCGGGGGGCGCCGGCAGCTCGCCGAGCCGCGCGAGCACCTGCTCATGCTGGGCGCGGGCGCCGCGCTGCCAGTCGGTCACCGAGGCGTCGAGATGCGCGGCGACCTGCGCGAGGTTGCTCTGCACTTCCTGGCGCAGATCCGCGACGATCTTCTGCACGCGCTCCGGGTCCGGCTCGGACTCCGGCTCCGGCGCGGGCGCCGCGGGCGGC